AGGTAGAAAGTGTTGGCGATCACTTTATGGGCGATCTCCCAAACGGATTTTATTTTTAGTTTACGCCAAACTTCTTTTGAAGTTTTGACGGTAATATACTTTCTATCACATAATGTGATATCGAGTGTATTTATATCTAAACCATCTTTCTTTATAGCCTTTTTATTAAAGGTGTCTAAAGGAGTGATATCAACTAAGCAAGGTTTAACCTTGATCTTACTTTGATCACGAAACATGGTCTGTATTTTAATACAGTAATTTAATCTGTTAAGGAATTTATCATCAGTCTCGATAGGTTCGTTGTTCTTCTTACGAAGAATATCACGAATCTCGAGACTTCTAACTGCATGGCCAATAACATTGGCAGGTATCAACTCAACAGCTAAACGCCCATTAGGAAGATCTGGAAACAGATATTCTCTAAAGGCACAAGCTGTTCGAATGTAACGTCTTAAAAAGAAATTACATAACGTTGAAAATTTCAAGACAACACTGTAGTCAGAACATAAGTTCATGACAGGTGTTGGATCTTTAGATAACAGTGCTCTAGCATACGAATTCCATGAAGGAATCGAACGGAGAACACCATTTACTACCACACGATGACAGAATTCAAAAGAATCCATCATCGACAAGCATTTATGCTTGGATATTGGTATGTCAAGCTCTTCAAGTAGAAGATAATATTGTTTAGCAACCTCGCGGTTGCATATGACAACATCGTCTCCTACAACTGCATAGTAGTAGAAAAACCCTTTTACTAAGGGAATTCCTGCTCTAACAGCTGCAATCTGAACCATTACATGGTTCGTGATTGCTAGAAGAGGGAAAGATGCGTAAGCTCCCATCGGTTGCCCGACACCGTATCGAACTGTACTTCCATTTTCCAAATGGAAAGTTCGATCGGTGAGGATTGCAAAGATATCATCTACAAAAGTAGATGGATCTTTAACAACCTTGGAATTAATAAGAATACTAAGAATCTTCTTAGATAAAATCATGGGGATTGTGTCAGTCGCTGACTTAATGTCAACGGAAAAACACTCTCTCCCTTTTGATATCTTTTGAAGATATTTCACACCGTCTAAATGATTATGAGTGAAGTCTGTAGGTATATTACCTAAGACATCCTCTAACATTTTATGCACAGGTCTTAGAGCAATCTGACTCAATGAGTCAAAGATTGCAATAACCCGTGTCTTACACGATTTATCGCGTATAGGAATTACTTTACCAAGCACCTTACAAGGGTGTTTACAAGAGTTGAAAGAACTCTTTCTTAGTTTATAATTCCATTCTCTCCAGACCCTTTTAAGAGGTCGGAAAAGTTGGCGATGACACGTTGTAAGAGCGTGAAAATCCTTAGTATGACTATCGAAACAGGAACCATTAGCTCGTTTAGTAAACGAGATTTGGATAGGATATAAATCCCCTCCTGTTCTACCGTTAGTATCGATAGTAGGATCGCAAGCATATGGATTATCATCCTCTCTGTTCATATAGGTCTTTAGTCTTGTATTCTTTTTATAGAATATTCGACCAAATTCCTCGATGGCAAAGAAACGATGATGAAGGACCTTTTCAAGGTCCTCATCCATTCCTGCGATACTATCAATAGTCTTCTGCTTAAGCTTACACTTAATTGTTCTTAAATCTAATTTGGGTTCATCATACATATTTCTATGTACTGACAAATAAGATAGAGTAATCTTCTCATTTGTAGAAAATCTTAAAAATTTTCTTAACCCCGGAATTGAAACTGGAAAAGGAGTACCCAATAGGATACTTCTTTCAAGGGTTTTTAATCCTTGACAAGTCCATTTCAATCCACTCAGTCTAATTGACTGGGTTATAGATTTAGTAAACAACTTCTTTACCCGTCGCATCTCTGCGACAGGGAAGTTGTAGATTTGAGCGATCAAGTCGACGCACTTTTTATTGGTAAAAAGATCAGTCCACAATAAAGTGGATGATCTTTCATTAGTATCTAATTTTGAAGTTTTATTCATTTATAGTTGCATAACAGCATCTCTAGTGGATCAACGTTTCTTCGCAAATTTTGTGATGTAATATCCTAACACTTCTGTTAAGAGGTACACCTATGCTTGAAATTAATTGAGCGTAAAGTAGCCGTCTTAATACTGGAGTTAATAAAAGTACTGTGTATAAATACACGGACTTGAATTATGAACGTACAAGGTCAGAGTAACGAAAGTTACAATAGTATAGAAATACTATCAACAGACCAGAACCTCTACTGAGGATCTAATGAGTTGGAC